TCAAATACTGTTATAGTTGCATATGTACCAACTTGAGATGTAATAATACCAGCAGTTATCTTAACATCTTGAAGATCTGCTGTCTCTGTGTCAAATGTTGTAATAGTTGCATAAGTACCAACTATTGATGTAATAACACCAGCAGTGATCTTAGCATTAACGATGTCACCTTCTGTGGCATCGATAGTTGTAATGGTTGCTGCAGTACCAACAATGTCAGTAACAGCAACTCCTGTAAAGCTTAAATTATCAGCACTTAAAGTTGTTACATGTGCTGTAGTAATAGTTGCATAAGTACCAACCAATGATGTGACAACACCAGCAGTGATCTTAGCATTTACTATATCGCCTTCCGTAGCATCAATCGTAGTGATTGTAGCAGCAGTACCAACGATATCTGTAATAATACCAGATGTAATCTTAACATCCTTAAGGTCTGCAACCTCGGTATCAAAAGTTGTTATAGTTGCATAAACACCAACTGTTGAATCAACACTTAGATCATCAACATAAGCAACACCATCAATATGAATATCTTTCCACTGTTGAGTAGCAGTACCAATACTATAGGTATCGTCATCATCAGGGATAAAGTTGGAATCAATATCAGCATTGAATACAACATTATCTGTTACAGAATCACCAAGACCGATTGTACCGCCATTAAAGGTTACATTACCAGTGAAGGTAGTTGCACCACCAACTCTAAGATCATTCGTAATATGAACATCTTGAATTGTTGAGTATGTACCAACTAGTGATGTAACAACACCAGCAGTGATCTTAGCATTAACTATGTCACCTTCTGTAGCATCTATAGTTGTGATTGTTGCTGCTGTACCAACGATATCAGTAATGATACCAGCAGTAATCTTAACATCTTTAAGATCGGCAGTCTCAGTGTCAAATACTGTTATAGTTGCATAAGTACCAACCTGAGAGGTAATGATACCTGCAGTGATCTTAGCATTAACTATATCACCTTCTGTTGCATCAATTGTTGTTATAGTCGCTGCAGTACCAACAATATCAGTAATGATACCAGAGGTAATTTTAACTTGGTTAAGGTCTGCAACCTCTGTATCAAAATTTGTAATAGTTGCATAGATACCAGTTATTGATGTAACAACACCAGCAACGATATTACCATGTATAATATCAGCTACAGTTGCATCAATCGTAGTTATGGTAGCAGCAGTACCAACGATATCAGTAATGATACCTGCAGTGATCTTAACATCTCTAAGATCTGCTGTTTCAGTGTCAAATACTGTTATGGTAGCATAAGTACCAACTTGAGATGTAATGATACCAGAAGTTATCTTGACATCATTAAGGTCAGCAGTTTCTGTATCAAATACAGTGATGGTAGCATAAGTACCAACTTGAGAGGTAATGATACCAGCAGTAACATATGCTGCTTCTATACCAAGATCATTAACATCTAACTGAGGAACAGTAGCAACACCAGTGATATTGACATCACCATCCACATCGAGAAGAGCTGTTGGCGTGGTAGTTCCCACCCCGACCCAACCGTCGCTATTACCTGAAACCCACTTAACATCACCTGAACCAATAACTAATTGATCATCTTGATCTGGATATCTAACATCTTGTCCTTTACCAATGATAACATTGTTATTACCAGTATTATGAGTACCAGCAGAATTACCAATAGCAATATTATCACTACCATAAACATTGTATAAAGTAAACGCACCAATAGCAATATTATTGCTCTGGTTAGTTGATATACCAGCACCCCATAGTGCTTCTCTACCTATACCAATATTCTGATTATGATCTTCTTTACCACTGTTTGTAGTAATACCTGACCTTACGACTAAGAATCCATAAGTATCAGTTAATCCAATACTACCAGTTGATAAGTAAATGGCATCATTTACATCAGTTAATAATCCGAAATTATCCTGACCTTTAACTTTAAACTGACTACCAATTAATTTTGCTAGATGTGCATTAGTACAAGTACCAATATTAAATGTTAAATTGCCAGTAACTGCATTATTAATAATTCCAAGGTCACCAAGATTAGCAATTGCTATTGCCCAATCACCACCAGTTATGTTAGAATAGCTATCTGTAGTACCATATACTCTGTAAGCATATGGATCATTAGATAATTGACTACCATCAGAGAATGAAATAGTGCTTGCATCACCAGTCTCACCGTAAGTGATAACTGATTGAGAACCTAAATCTTGTGCTACCTTATCGCCAATATAGATGTTATGGGAACCTTCTGCCTCTTGACCAGCATAATGTCCTAAGAAAAGGTTGGATTCTGCTTTGGTTTGACCACCCTTCTGGAAGGCACTGTGACCAATAGCAATATTTCTCTTAGTGTTATTACCTAAACCAGCTTGTTGACCTGCGAAGTTACCAATAAAGAACCCCTGACGATCACTACCATCAGTTTCTTGTTCACCTGCTTCTCTACCAATTCTTATTAACTGCGTTCTGAAGTCTACATTATCTTCAATAGTTGCTATACCAGTAACCGTAAGGTTCTTAGTAGTAGATGCATGACTTACATTGATCTGCTCAAACTGTGCAGATGTAGAATTAAAATCGTTATATGTAGCACCAACACCAGCAAGAGCACTGATAATACCTACCTTACTTTGTAGGTTAAGAGTATCAGTAATATCAGTTACATAAAGAGTGGGTGCAGTTGCAACACCAGTTATATTCCAATTTCTTGCATTTACTTCATCGTATGATAAATCTCCTGTGACAGATAAATCTCCAGCAACAGTCAAATTACCCGATACAGTGGCTGCAGCACCTACTAGAAGGTCAGTAGCTACACTCCAGGTGTCAATCTGTCCTGATGGGTTAAGAATAACCGCCTTAGATCCAGTTGGTTTACCAAAGTCTGCAGGGTTCTCTGGCAGCATATCGGTGTAGTATTCACCACCGATTGCTATTGGTGCAGAAGTATTACCGTCTGGATGACCAATATATAATTTCTTATAAGACTTACCAGCACCTACATTAGATACATCGTAGGTGTATACTAATTCACCAAACGAGACACCAGTACCAACTGGTGCTGCGGTTGGAGGAGAGGTTCCTTGCGTCCTCTTTATCAGAATCGTTGCAGCCATTAGTATTCCCCTCCATCAACTGTGGTGGATGGTAAAGTTGTTTGTGTTATAAATTTTGCGGATGCTGAGTCATAGACCAGAAAACTACCGTTTGTTAAAGCACTTGCATTAACATCCGAAAGTAAAACTAGTTTACCTCCTCCTCCACCGCCCCCTAAAGAGCCGCTGGCAATAACCTTAACTTGGCTGCCAGTACCAATTCGTAAAGATGGCATTACCTTGTTACCCCTGCTCTAACATTGACCATTCCTTCAACGACTTTTACCTTGCTTGTTCCGTCTTGCAAAACAACATCGTAAAGATAACGGCCAGGTTTAATATCGGTTGTTATAGTAGATGCCATAGAGATTTGAATTTCTCCATCCGTGGCACTGGATACAGTCGATGCAAAAGACACAGCAGTTGTGCTTCCTGCCCATTTACGCAATTGCGATGTTACCGTGAAACCTGCTAGATTTAGGGTAGTGTTATTATCGTTATCACCAAGAGAAAATAAATGTTCAAAATCAGTACCCGATTCAATCTGCAAATTTGCGACATATACTGCCATCTTTTATGCTGACTATTATCCTATAAGGTATTTAGTTGCTTTATCTCTGTCAGAACTTCTTGCAATACTTGTGTTAGTTGACTCATTTTCATATCCAATCGATCTATATCATTTCTTATAATTTCAAGATCACCCAATTCTGCTACTTTTGCTGGTACACATTCGTCTCCATGAAGGAATCTTAAGTGTTCAATGTGTGGATCTCTCATAGTTTTTCTGTAATTTTAGCAAGCATTTCTTTTATCTCAGAAATCTCTTGCTTCATAGTATCTAGTTCTTCTTTTTGTGTAGACCTTTTTGCTCTTGCCTTGACATATGCTGAATAGCCAGAGCTATCATCGTTTATGATAGCTCCTGTCTTTTCATCTCTATAGAGATTTGAGTAACCTTCAACCCTTATCATGCTAATGCTAACGCTCTAATGTTCTTAAGAACAGGAACTTCAGCTTGGTTAGTACCGTTAAATACAACCTTAATAACAAATCCAGTATAAGGTTCTAGATCGTTAATACTATACTGATATTCTCTGAACTCTCCACCAGGATTGATGAATTTATCAGGACGGCCATCGTTCTTTGCAGTATCGATTGGCGTATCCCCAAACCCATTACCAGTGGTATCAACGCTATTTAGATAGCCAGGGAACAATACAAATTTCTGATCAACTTCACTAGCATCACCTCTAATCAAACTATACAACACCCTGAAGTCAGTAGATGCAGGTCTAAATGCATCAAATATAACTTGCAACGAAGTTGCTGGTTGTTTGATAAGAATTGGTTTAGAAACATAGTATGAAGTATGTTGATCACCAAATAGAACATTCGCTCTTGGATCTGAAGCATACGCATCATCTCCAATTGGTTTATTAAGTCTATTAGAAGAGAACTTAAATGCCATTGTATCTAAACAAATCATTGGAGAACTATGGAAGTTTCCTCCGTTATTCATTGCAACTCTAGCAGTTAAAGATCTATTCCTAAAGAGATTAGTTAACCTTGCATTTTCATTTGCTTCAGAAGCAACTATTCTAGTGGATGAAAGTTTTGTTGGTTGGTTGAGAACATAACTCTCAAATCCTTGATCAACAAATGAGGCTTCTTCACCATCAATACTAGTTCCACTAACACTTCTAACACTTAAGTTAGCAGTATCGGTAGGACCAGGTACTGTTATGTCAAATACTGGTGTAATAGTATCATACTGTATATTCTTAGAGGCATGAACATGAGCTCCACCGCCATGAATATCAGCATTGAATGAAAGTTGTGGTTGGGATAGACCTGAGATGTCGGTAGTTCTACCTTCTCTGTCAATCTTAATCATAAAGTCATCCATATTTCTACCAGTAACCTCAACACTATGCTCAGTATTGATCTTACCTAGACCAATTCCAGCAAATTCATACTTTTGGATATTAGATCCTTGAGCATGGTTGATAGATTGAGTGTTATTTACACCTCTAGTAATACCACTTAGAGTATTAACTCCAACAGCAGTGTAAGAGATAATTTCATTATTCAAAATAGCATAACCTGTGTTAGCAGCACTAACAATAACTCCTTCATAAACATTATATCCAGTACTGTCTGCTATAGAAATACTATTTGAGGTAGAATTAACTATAGTAGCAGTTGTTGTTGGAAGAGTATTTGGAGATACTCCACTAATCGCAACTTTATTACCAGTACCATACATGCCATGATTGAAGTATGATAGTTTTGCATATTCTCCAGTATAAACGCTACCAGTTTCATCGTATCTAGTAACATCTAAACCAGAATCAATAAGAGTTCCAAGGTCATGATAGTAATTAACACTAGCTGCATTACCAAATTCTTCTGCTTGGACATTTGTTAGATACAATGTATCCAAACCACCAAGAGAATTAATACCAATTCTAGCTCCAGAACCACTACCACTCATTTCAGCAGTAACAATTCCTACAATATCACCAACTTGATAACCTTGACCATCATCTTGAATAGTAACAGCAGTAACACCACTATTACCAGTACCAACAGTTACACCTAATTTTAATCCAGCACCTTGACCTGTAATTGCAAATGTTGCAACAGCAGCAGATGATGGAGTTCCATAGTTGAGACCATTTGTTGAGATACCAACTGCAAGAGTACCACCAGTTTTAACTGGTCCACCCGTTGATTCGATATATCCATATCGATAATTTGCAGAAGCATCACCAACTTTTCTACCAGGAACAAATACAGTACCAATAAGACCAGCATTAGTTGTTGTAGTGATTCCAAGTGCAGCTTTCTTAGGAAGCGCATGAATTGGATTCTTATTCAATACTGGTAAGATACCATTATTTGCTCTAATAGGTGGGTTCTGGAATGTTACTACAGCATCTTGATGAATGAACTCTGCTCTATACAACTTGAAGCACAAGTCTTCAAACTGACATGGAGTCCATGTAGAAGCATTCTGTGATTTAAACAGAGATCCAACTGAGAACTGGTTAGCATATACTCTACCAGCAGCACTTGGTAAATCCTGAGCATTAAGCGCAGTCTGTCCCATCTCTGCTGTAAATACCTCATAGGTGTTCGTAGGAGCACCTACAACGATAGCATACTCTGTAGCAGGTTCTAAGTATATTGGAGAACTAAATGTCGCTTTAGTTGCCACTGAAGCATCAGTAGACAAATTAATATCATTAGATGTTAAAATTACCCTAGCATCTGGAGACACCAATTTTGTAGTAGGTGTTCCTAATTCCATTGTCCTTAACTCTACAAAAGCAGGGACTTCTGGATCTAGCATAGTTGCAAAGTAAACATCAACAGAAGTAATATATGCACCATATTGGTCAACCTTAAATGATTGTGCCAATGGGTCATCATTCTCTTCAGCTTGAGGAGGAGCAGGTACTGGGAACGGAACAGGTTGAATAATAGTTCTAGTATTATCAACAACCTGTGTAACAGTATTATCAATAGTTTGCTGTACAGTAACAGTTCTATCAATAGTCCTTCTATCAACAAATGTTCTTGTTCTGTCAATAACCCTTGTATTATTAATAATAACGGGGGCAGGAGGTGGTGGTGGTGGGGGTGGTCTTCGGTTTACGAAGGTCAGACTTATATCTCTCTGTATTGTCGTAGTTTCTAGTGTCGTAACACTAACATCAGTTTGTACAATTCTTGTAGTTCCAACGGCAGTGTAGATTGCTTGAGCAGCTGAAATAGCAGTGCTTCCTCTTAATCCAGTAGCATTGACAGAACTAGAAGATACCTTAAATTCTCTTTCACCAGTTCTTACTCTAGCAAGTGGAGCAGGAGAAGCAAATGGATCTCTAACCCATACACATGCTCTTAAATCTCCATAGTTGTCAGAGAATAAACCAAGATCAGCAATAGTTGCTTGAGCACCACTACTTTCTCCAGATACCACAGTACCTATTGGAAGATATCCAAAGAAATCTCCTTGAGGTGCAGAAGCTAAAGCAGTCGTATCTATGTTAATAACAGTAGAACCTTGTGAGTATGCTACAGGTAATGTTTCCTCTCTGTCTAAAGGATTATGCTCATAAGACATTGTAGGAGCAGCAAATGGTCCTTTCTTATGATCAGGTCTACAAAGTCTGAAACGATATGTTTCACCATTAACTAATGCAGTAATAGTTTCACCAACAGTAAATGCACCAACAACATTACTAATACCTATAACTTTAGGAACTACATCAACATTGCCAAGTTCATCAAAGAATGTAAAGAATCTAGCATTTGGTCTTAAACCATTTACATCATATTCTATATTTCTAGATCTAATAAATGGATCAAATTCTTCACTAGCAATAAAAGTATTTCTAGATGTTATATCATCTCTTTCTACTTTCTGTACACTATCCTGAGTACTTGCTTGCAATTCATCATCACCAAAACCACCATCAACATTAGTTACCGCTACTCTTGGATCAATTGAAGTTCTTCTAATAACTTGTGTTTGTAGTGTTTGTGTCCTATGAGTATTAATCCAGTTATCACTAGTTGGACTTAATTTTAAATCACCAATATAACTATAGACTAAAAATGGGTTAAGATTTTCTACTCTAGTTGCAAAATTCTGTTCAACAAATGCAGTTTCTTTATAATCTAATGTAATCATTCTACCTGTCTTTCTTGCCTTACCATCCAATAAAGCAAAGTCCTGACTAAAATCTAATGTCTCAGGTGGTTCCTGTGTAGCAGGTAATACCTGCATATCAATAGAACTGAGATCAGTCAAAGGACGCATATGTCCTCTAGTAGAATCTATATCAATAGGAGATGATACATCAACAAAAGTTCTAGACTTTAATGAATCTGCAAAGAAACCACTCTTAAATCTATCAAGACCATCAGCATCTTTAACTTGTAAAGTAGCAACTTTTTGTTCTAATAGAGATAGTGATGTAACATTTTCTAGATTTTCAACTCTATCTTCAATAGCACCGATATCACGCATTGTGTAACGGCGATTATCTATTAAGAATACCCTAGCATTTGAAGTTTGGTAAAGGAATGGTGGCCACGCAATCGTAGCTAAAACCATAGAACCAGGATCATCAGCAGGTGGTACAGGTTTTACAGATGGTTCACCTTGATGAACTATTATATTACCTGTTGATTTAAGAAGAACTTTATCCATTCTTCCCAAATAATGCTTATACTTGAACCTAGAATTCTCATTTGGTGTTGGAATTCTATTACCTGATTGTATTGTGTCTCTATTTGATGGGAAGAATGGAGATACAGCAGCACTAGATGGAGTAAATTCTACAACCCTAGGTCTGAAATCAAGAGTATCAGTTGCTCTCTTACTCGATTTACCTATACCAGGAATATCTTTCTTAAATCTTTCTGCATCATAACTGTTGACAGTAAATACATCTCCAGTATCAGCAGATGGAATCTCATACCTATCAAGAACAACTAGAAGTTTTCTAGATGGAATATAACCATCATTGATTCTTAATAGTCTAGAATAGTCGTAATACTGTTCTCTTTGACCTTGATCTAAAGTAAATGCATCTGTTACATCATTATATTTTCCAGGAGTTGTACCCTGTAATGTGGCAGATGAATTAGATTCTTGGAATAAAAGAGTTTCTAAAAGTTGGAATTTATCTGTAGTTTTATATACAATACTAATACTGCTAGTACCAGCATTAACAGAAACTATAATAGCAACAGAGTTACTATTCTCACCTACAATGGTTTCACCAACAATCGCATTTTGGAAAATAGGATCTGTAGAGCTAAAAACTAATTGATCAAGAATTGGTTTATTTTTATCTAAAGATTCATAAACAGCAGCAACTTTTGCTACATCTGGGAAGTTTAAACAAATTTCTTCATCCTGAACTCTTATACCATAAAGACCACTAGGAGTTAATCCATCATCAACACTACTTCCAGTTGTAGTTCCAGATGAATCTTTAGATGAATATACTATTTCAATTTCTTGACTTCTTTTATATTCTTTAACTTTACTCTTAATATTACTCTTAGCAACTGTTACATTAACTTTAATGTTAGATTCAGAGAATGCCAATCCACTAAAAGTTAAAACATCATCAGTAACTGTAACTTGATCTTCAGTGATAGTTGCAACTAAACCACTACTATATTGTACTTGATATCTTTCTTGATCAAATGAAACAAAATTACAATCATCAATAGTAAGAGAACTACTATTAACAACTAAAGTTCCATTTGCATCAGTTGATTCACCAGTTACTTGATCTGAAAGAATTAACTGAGCTCCAGTAAAATCAATATCAGCAATATGTTTCTGTGGAAGTGGTAAATATAAACCAGCAGCACCCTCATTACTTAACTGTTGCTCACCTATAAAGATTGGACCTTCATACTGAGAACCTGGAAGAGATCCAGTATAAAGATTGGGGTTAGTTGTTAATGCAGCAACTCTCATGCTACCACCATCATTGGCAACATATGATACTACATTACGATTAGGTAAAGATTGACCTGGTCGTCTATAGATTATAATATCTCCAGGTTTAAATCTTTCAAATGTTCTACCTACACAAGTTACATCACCATTAGTAGCAATTCTAACAGGATCATCTCCTCTTAAACCATAAGGTATTTTTTCATTTAATACTTTCTTAGCATAGAATGTATTTGACTGTTGAACATTCTCAACATTATTCATATTGTAAGCAATTACCTTATCAACAACTCTAGATAAGTTTTCATTACTTCTAAACTTAATTCTTTCTCCTGCTTGGAAATGACCAGATACTTGAGTTAAAGTGATAGTACTACTTCCAGCACCAGCAGCTATTGTATATCCAGTTGCGCCACTTTCTGCACCTTCAACATACGCAGATTTAACAACCTCATCATTAGATACATTGTCATTAACAAATAACTTTGTATATAATTGAACATCATAAAGATACGCATCAAATTCAGTTGAATTATCTTTATACTTAGCATCAGATAATGCAAAGTTATATACCTTGGCATCTCCAATTTTTTCACTACTAATACCACTTTGAAGATCAATAGGATTTCTAAATGTTGTTATACCTTGTACACCATCAAGTTTAAGTCTATTTCCTATTCTAAATGAGAACGACTCTTCTATTTTATCTGAAGTAGTTCTTGGTTTTACACAATCAATGGTTTCACCCATTGTTTCAAATTCATATCCTTTAACATAGGCAGTACCTGGTGAAATCCTAACACAAGCAAGATCGTCAGAGGGAGTATTACCTTGTCTTGTAGACTCTGTTGCATAGTAAATACCCTCACTTCCCATTCTATCATTTAAACTATCAAGAACAGTAACAAAGAATGGAGTTGTTGTATAGTCTCCAGACTCATCAAAAGTTCTTTTAGCAAAATAATCTCTAATTAAATTATACTGACTTTCCCTATTAATTTGCTTTTCAATATTACCAGCTCTTATTCTTATAAGTTCAATAAAATCAGTATCATCAAAATCGTCAGTAAACTTTTTAGCTAGAACTAGATCTATCTTTAATCTATCTGCACCTGGTGCTGCATAGTTTGAAAATCCTTTAGCGTTATCATATAGTGCAGCGTCTTCTTTAGCATTAATTGTTTTTTCTACAACCTGAAGTCCAACTCTATAAAATGGTTGATTATCATATTGATCCAAAATAAGAGTTTGTTGATTAACTCTTACAAAAGAACCTCTTACAAAATATACACCAGATTGAATATTAGCAGCAGAACCTGATAGACAAGCATCCTGTGATATTGTCGAAGCAATAGATGAACCAGTATTTAATGTTGTATTGCCATAAGTAACAGGTTCTTCTAATATTAGTAATTCAGAATCAGAGAAGAAATCAAAAGATCCACTAGGACCAGGTGAACGATATTTTACATATAATGTTGGATCTGATGATATAGAAGTTGATGCTGGAATAAAATTAATAATTTTTGCAGTAATACCTGAAGTCTGTCCTTTTATTCTTTTTCCTACAAGATCTTTTATATAAACTTCAACATCAGTTCCTAAATGTGTCGCATCTAATCTAACAGCAAAATAATTTCCATCGTAAGTTACACCACCAGGGATAACAACAGATCCCTCTTTAAACATATGACTACCAAATTGTTCAATTTGGTTCTGCATTATAGATTGCAGACTCGTTAACTCACGAGCTTGTACAGGGAATCCTGGTTTGAATAGAACTCTATGATAATTGTCTGTCCTGTTAAAGTCATCGTAGTAAGGACTTATATTCAGGTTAGTCTGTTGTGGCATCGGTTTAGAATTCTAATACGATTTTAATGTCTTCTTTTTGTCGAACATTTCTTGAGATAGCAGGTCTATTGTCAAGATAGATTATTTCGCCAGTCCTTTTATTTATCTCACCGTCAGCAACACCATTTGTAAACTGAACGCCTAGATCAACCACCTTACCAGCAGGTGTTGTTGTTGAGATACCACTAAAAGCAGCATCTACATTGACACTGAAAGCAGTACTAGTGACTGCATTAGCAGATGCCCCAGATTGAAAATCAATAACAGGGGACTGTGATGCAACCTCTTTACTGTCAGTAGCATCATATGTTGATTGGTTATAAACTAAACTTCTATCTTGGAAGTACTTAATAACCATAGTGTCAATATCATAAGAAGCAACATACCCTCTAGCAGTACCAACTCCTGTTATGTTCTGCTCAATAGCAGTTCCAATACCAAGAGCTTGTGAAGTATCTCCAGTAAACTTGATCGATTTTAGTGAAGAAAATTCAGAGGATTGTAAGTAATTAGTACCAGCAACACCAATTGCAGTTGGGTTTCTAATTAATCCAACTTGTGCAAATCTAGTATCAGAAGCAAAATCATAAGAAGATGCATCAAATCTAGTATAAATTAGAACTTTATCAGTACCTAATTCTTTGTATGCGTTGAATCCATGTCCATTTGAGGGAGGGATGATCGGAGTGAGCTTAGCAAACTTTGTAGTAGAACCATTGATAGAAGAAAGATCAACCCTTCCATAACTATACCCCTTACCACCGTTAGTAACTTGTGCAGAAATAATTTGACCTTGAGTATTAGTTAGTACCCTAACTTTAGCTCCAGTGCCATCACCGATAACATCAACTTCTATGGGACTTGATAGGAAATTATATCCTATACCAGCCTCATCAATTGATATTACTTTAATCTGATTATTATTTGTTTCAGAATCTCCGTTCTCTCTAACAACTTTAACATCTGAATCATTTGTTGTTTCCCATTCATTAGGAACCGCAATATATTCAGTAGAGTCAAATTTTACGATATCCGCAGGAGGAACCGTAAACATATACTTCCAAAGATAAGTGTCACCACTTACACCAGCAGCAGATGGTTCAAGGTCGGTAAAAGTTGGTTCATCTAAAGATGCGCTTGCAATAGTTGAAATACCAGCAGCACCATTATTGATACAAACATAGACTCTATAGTCTTTGTTCATAACATAGTAGTTTGCTGAATAAAGTCTACTTGAGTTAGAAACTAGAGAACGATTAGTCGTGCTATAATCATGACGGTACATATCATATGATGTACCCTTAGTCCAAGTAACTTTTCTAATCAACCTTCTAACATCACCAGGAAAAACTTTCCTGCCAAATAACATAGTATCGTATACATGGTTATTGTAATTGATACTATCAACAGGTGAAGGCGGTTGAATAGTTGTACTATTCCAAGTATCTGTTCTTCCGAATCCCGATACCGTAGGATTTGCTAATCCAAGAAAAGCATAGTAAGAGTTATTCCCACTAGTAACATCATCCATGAAGTTATTAGCGTTAATAATCCTAAACTGATCGGTTATAATTGCTGCCATTGCAATATTCTAGTGTGGGGTCTTACTATTTTGGTATTTATAATGAAAAATTAAAGTTTCTTTCCGAGAGCACCAGTATTACGCAAACCAATATTCCTTCTTTGGACAATTGGCCACTTATCTAGGTCTGGATTATAGTCAAGTCCTTTAGCAGTTAAACCAAGAGGGTAGTTGACTTCTCTTATTGCTGAAGAGAAGCGTCCCCAAGTAATTCTTCCTGCAGGATGTAAGGTTGATCCAATACCAACCAATCCGCTAACATCAGTTCCAGAATGGATATTACATGTAATAACGCCTGTTCTAGCACTTCCGTCCCATGATAATGCTGATGCATAGTATATATTGTCAACTTCATAAGTACTAATTCCAATAACATCAGAGTCATGAGTATCAGTACTAGTAATTACTCCAGCAACAGGTGATATGCCCGTATCATAGAGTTTGAATGGATACCCTTCTTTGAAGTCTTGAACAAAGGAAGAGTTTTCTGCATTAATTAAGTTGTTTGTGTCTAATTGAATGACAAGTCCAAGATCAGTACCAATACCAACCGAAGTAGTAATACCAGTAACTAATCCGATATATCCTTTAACATCAGTTTCTAAAGGATCGATATCATTCCAGAACTCCCAGTTAACACCAGCTTGTGCTGTTGTGCCAACACCAACACCGTAGACGAAAAGTCCAAAGTCATCATCTAAGAGTCCATCAGTGTCTCTAAAGTTTGCAACATGGTCAACAAACAGCGTAGTATCAGTTGCTGCATAACCAGCAATAATATTAGCATTTGGATAGAACTGCGCTTCCATAGAATCTCTTGCTTTGGAAACTAATCCACCAGCAAAGACCCTATCAACCTTTTGCTTGTTCCATCTCATTGGTTTATAATTGTCATTATTAACTCCTCCTCCTTGATAGAATGGAGTTTCAACAACAGACGCTGTTGCTATCCTAACAACAATTCTTGGATCTCTTTGAGCCAAGTTAGTATTATCCTTTGTAACCATGTTTCGCTCAAGATCAGCACTCTTGAACAATTCTACTGAATCACCTTCTTTGATAATTTCATTAACATCGAAGAATATACTATCAGTACCAACAGTTCCTCTATAGAAGAATATGAATACATCATCTTGTATAGTAGGAGCAGTTTCAAATGCAACAGATGTTCCACCTCTAAATGTATAATGTTTGTTTGGTTCTTGGAGAACACCATTAACAAATATTAGAAGAACTGGTCCAAGATCTATTTGTCTAGAATCTGGGTCGTTGTTATCAATTTCAAAACTAATTAATTGGTTCTGATAATATAATGGATATCTTAATCTTTCGCCATCTTGGAATGGTCTAATGTTATCAATATAATCTAAATTACCAAACTGCCATGCAGCAATATCGTCATTGAAGATATTAGTTACTTCAATTTCAAATGGTTCAAATAGATCACCAGCGTTAGGGTCAGTTGACAATCCAACTAATCCAAATTTATCACCTACTCTGAATCCATAGCCAGGTTTTGATAAAGTCCACTTAGAAATTTCATTCAATAAAAACTCAGGTCCACTTGAGTATCCAACATACTGAGTGGTTAAACCAACAATATCTACAGTGATAGAAGCACCAACACCTGTAGTTGTTGTATTTCCAAGTCCTTCTCTATAATTACCTTCAATACTTAGATACTGTCCAGATGGTGCTAATGAATTAATAACTGTATTCTTAGAATAACCAGATCCACCATTAACAAGGTTGTATATTAAAGTACCGCCAGCACCAACAGTTGCTGTTATCGTTGCACCAATTCCATATGGTGAATTGCCTGGATCTGTTACTCCAATAGCAGTTATTGTACCAAGATTTGTACCATAACCAGATCCATATGTTAACTCGCAATAGTAGATAGAAGCTGTACCACCAGAATGATAAGAGTGTGGTATAGTGCTTATACCAGCATTAACTTTAAATGTTCTGGTAGAAACAATACCAACTACATCTAACTGCTGATCATAATCAGGATAAATGTTAGTTGTTAAACCAACTCTTACTGTACCACCACCTGTGTAAGGATGCGCTAGAGTAGATACACCAACGAATGTAGTAAAGGATGTAGTAGTTCCTACTGACCTTACAGTGTAATAGTAACCTTGAACTCCGCTAGGATAAGTCTTAGAACCATATGTACATGTAACTCCAATACCAGCTAACTTGAAGTTCTCTGGATTTACTAGTCCATGATTAGGAGCAGTAAATTGTAGGATACCTTTGCTAGGATTGTAAGTTGCATTTGTTGGTGTTAACGCTGCACCAGACCAAGAATCAATATAAAGAGTACTTGCAGCAGCACTTACAAAACTATGAGCGTAGTTACCACCATACTGAACTGCGCCAGTTAAAGCACTTTGGAAGGTATGTGCATAAGCACCACCACTGATGACCGCATCAGTTGCTTCATGTCCTGCCATGATGTCATAACGATGTTCACTAGTGTCAGTAGAAACACCAACTTGAAGGGTAATAACATTACCACTAACTGAGTGAATACCTATTGCTTGATCAAATGCTCTATCACGCTTCTGATCCATACTACCAACACCAGCAGCTTGGAAAGTATGTCCATAAGCACCACCACCATGAATCTGTGATCTCTTAATAGCACCAGTTACACCAGATGAGAATATATGATCCGATTGACCATCGAAACCAGCACTCATACTATTAACTCTAAATGTATTTGTAGTTACATTAGATACCCTAATCCACTTACCACTATAAGGATCTGTTTCTCTAGGATATGCATGAGTTGTACTATAGTCATCCATAGCACATGTAAAGGTTACTGCACCAGTATCAAATAATACATAGTCACCATTACTTAATCCATGATTGGCAGATCTAACTGTCATAACACCAACAACACCATCATATTGCGTACCTGCTTCAGCAGTTAGTCCTTCATGCGGTACAAAATGATGAGTTGAAATATTTGTAGACGGTTGTGACGCTAAAACTTGGAACGAAATTGAATTTGCGCTCGTAGAAGCTATAGAAACCGCAGTTGTAAATCCAGGATCACTAGATCTTGGATAATAATGAAGACTTTGATAAGTGTCTAAACCACATCGGAATGATAGAGATTCAGGTGAAATTTGAATAGAAACACCTGTCATAAAGTTATGCTCACCAATAGTAGCTGTTACAATGCCAGCAGTGGGGTCGTAAACGGCACTGGAGATGCTAAAAGGTTGTATAGGTGACTTACCTACATTTACAGCAAATGAGGTGGTTGTAATGCCTGTAATAGGTAACCACTTACCACTAACAGGATCTGATGATCTTGGATAGGTCTTCGTAGAAGTACCGCCATCCATGTCGCACTTGAAGGAAATAGAGTCATTATCAAACTTAATAAAGTCGCCATCGTGAATAAGTCTACCGCCAGGTACAACTGTAACAGTCATAATACCAGCATTTGCATCATAAACTGCGCCATTTACAGTTTGAGTATCAATAGTATTGCGTGGATATG